ATGAATACCTACAGATCGAACAGGCTTACAGCGACGCCCGCGCTTCTCTGGCGGCGCTTTCAGTACTGGCGGGCGATGCGGAAGCTCGCGCGGATCGTCTGGCACAAGGACCAGGCCGAGAGGCTCTACGCCGAGGCGAACCGGCTGATGGGGCGGAACGTGCAGGCGCCACTTCCACTGTTCGATCACGATAAGGGAGGCCGGTGATGGCGACGCAAGCGGGTCCGGTTCACGGCGAGCGCCTGAAGTCCTTCGTCGAGCGTGTGGAGAAGCTGGCCGACGAGCGCACCGCCATCAATGGCGACATCAAGGACGTGCTCAGCGAAGCCAAGGGCGTCGGGTACGACGTGCCCGCCATTCGCCGGCTGGTGGCGTATCGCAAGATGGACGCGGCCGATCGAGCGGAGCGGGAGGCCCTGGACGAAGTCTATCGGCACGCGCTTGGCATGGCGGTCGAGGCCGTCAGCAACGGGGACATGTCCCTGAGACAGGCAGCCAAGGCGCACGGGGTATCAAAGTCCAGCATTCACAGGGCTTTAAGTGTCCCAGAAGTGTCCCGCGAGATGGTCGCCGACGACCTCGGCCAGTGGCTGCCGCCGCACGATCCGGCAACGGGCGAGCTGCTGGAAGTTACACCCGAACAGCAGGCCAGCATCCTGCCCAGCCCTGCAGCGTGGCAGACGATCACCGCCGTCCGCGAGGATCACCACGCCCGCCTCGAGGCCGAACGCGAGGCTCGCCGCCTGAAGCGCCAGCAGGAGAACTCGCACGCGGCCAAGCTGGCGCTCATCACCGACGCCGACATGCCCGACCAGCCGGCGTTCCTTCGCGGAAAGGCCGCAGCATGAAGCGCCGCTCATGCCCAGCCGCCCGGATCATCGAGGCAGAACTGGCCGTCGACCGGGCTCTCGCGCGCTACAGCCGCACCCGCTCGCAGCGGGCGATGGTCGCGCTGCAACAGGCCCGCACCGATGCCATGCGCGCGGGGAGGGCAGGGCGGTGAGGGACACAGTCACCGTCAACGGGCGCCAGTTCCCGGTCGTGTCGTGGGGCGCCGCGCCGGCAGTCACGAAACGCAAGGCACATCGGGCGATCCCGGCGCCTCTGGATGGCGCTCCTGTTTCACATGGAACGCTCACCCTCAGCATGCCGCCTCCTTCGGTCAATGCCCTGTTCGCCAACGCCAAGAAGGGCCGGCGCAAGACGCTGGCCTATCGCAACTGGCGGGCCTTCGTCGATCGCGAGCTGCGGGACCAACCGCCGTGGCACGTCGCCGGGAAGGTCAAGATCCTGATCCGCGTCGGCGGAAGCCGGGCCGACTGCGACAACCTATGCAAAGCCCCGATCGATGCCCTGGTGGCCGCCGGGCGCATCCAGGACGACCGCAACGTGGCCGACGTGCGCGCCATTCACGACGACGCCGTTGCAGGCACCGTGATCGAGATCGAGAGGGCGGCGTGAGGTATCTCTCCGTCTGCTCCGGCATCGAGGCCGCGACGGTCGCTTGGCATCCGCTCGGCTGGACGCCCGCGGCCTTCAGCGAGATCGACAAGGCGGCTCGCCGCGCGCTGGCCCACCACTATCCGAAGGTGCCTTTGCACGGCGACTTCACGACGATCGGAGCTGACGACTATGGGCCAGTTGACCTTCTTGTCGGAGGCACCCCGTGCCAGGACTTTTCCATCGCGGGACTTCGCGCGGGAGTTGCTGGCGAGCGCGGCAACCTCACACTTGAGTTTCTACGCCTGGCTCAGAGAAAAAAGCCACGCTGGATCGTTTGGGAAAATGTCCCCGGTGTCCTGTCGATTGATGGCGGACGGACGTTTGGAGCCTTCCTCGGAGGGCTGGCAGAGCTCGGGTATGGGTTCGCCTACCGGGTTCTTGACGCTCAATTCTTCGGCCTGGCACAGCGCCGCGAGCGTGTGTTCGTTGTCGCATATCTTGGAGACTGGCGACCACCTGCGGCGGTACTATTTGAGCGCGAAAGCCTGCTCTGGAATCCTGCGCCGAGCAGGGCGGCGCGGAAAGACGTTGCCCCTACCCTTAGCGCGCGCACTCGAGGCGGTGGCGGCCTCGGCACCGACTTCGACCTCGACGCAGGACTGATCGCGGCGGATGTCGCGCCAACGCTGACGGCGAACGGCAACAAGACCGGCGGCGATCGCCCGCCCGGCACTGATGGCGATAGCGTGCTGTCTCTGATCGTGATGTCGAGCGGCCAGGCGAATGCCGAGATCCGCGAGGATGGCGGCGCGACGACGCTGACGTGCCCGCATGAGGCGCCGATTGTGGCGCACGCATTCAAGGCGAGCCACTTCACGCGCGGCAAGGATGGTGCGCCGTCGGAGATCGTGCCGCCGCTGTCGGCCGATGCGGACAAGGGCGACCAGGACACGCTGGTGCTGGCCCACGCCTTCGACGCCCGCCAGAGCGATGTCATCCAGTACGGCGACATGACCGGGCCCCTCGACACCGATGGGCATACGATCGGCGTGCTGGCGTTTTCCGGCAAGGATCACGGCGCCGATGCGATGCTCGATCTGTCGCCGACGTTGCGCGCGGGCGGCCACCACAAGAGCCACGCGAACGGGGGTGTCGCTCCTGCCATCGCCTTCTCGATCATGCCGATGAACAGCGGCAAGGATTACAAGGCGCGCGAGACAGACGTGGCGCAGCCGCTCATGGCCGGCGGCCCTGTCGGCGGAAACCAAGGCGGCGACTTCATCGTTCAGCCGCTGCCCTTCGACACGACGCAGATCACCAGCCCGTTGAACTACAGCAATCCGCAGCCGGGCGATCCTTGCCATCCTCTTACGGCGGCCGGGCATGCGCCGGCGTTAGCGCTGACGTCTGTCGTGCGCCGGCTGACGCCAACCGAGTGCGAGCGCCTGCAGGGCTTTCCTGAAATTCATCGCGTTGTTACGGTGAGGGTATGCAGCAGCGAGGAAGAGAAACACGCGCTTGCGTCGTCTGCGGATCCTCATTCAGCAGCCCAAAAGCGCGCACTAAGCGAGCCTGCAGCCGCGCATGTGCTGATCGACTGCGAGCGATCGGCAGTTCAGATACGCAAAGCCGGAAAGTTGATCTGGTCTGCCAATGGTGCGGAACCGTCAAGCGCGTGTCCCCTGTCTATGCCGCTCGCAGATTTTGTTCGCCTCGCTGTGCTTATGACCACAACAGCGGTCCCGCAAATCCAAGCTGGAAAGGCGGCATCACCACCGAGCATCAACGATTCTTTGCCTCAGTGGACTGGAAGCGCACTTGTGCCCGTGTCTGGGCGCGCGACAGGGGATCTTGCAAGCGATGTGGCGAGGTTAGCCGCCGCAGTCACCACGTCCACCACGTCGCAACCTGGACGGCATTCCCAGCAAAGCGGCTCGACCTTGGAAATCTTATCTTGCTGTGTCGTGGCTGCCATCGCTTCGTGCATTCGCGAGAAAATACAGCCGGGCAATTCATTCAGCGTTAGCGTCGAGACGCGCGCCGGCTACACGCAGGTCCCCGTTGGCAACAAGCCAACGGCTGACGGCCCTCGCTACAAGCAGCTTGGGAACTCGATGGCGGTGCCCTGCATGCGATGGCTGGGCGAGCGGATCGCGATGGTCGAGAGCCTTATGGAGAGGGCCGCAGCATGATCACGTCGGCAGCTTTCGCCTCACCGATGCCAGCGCCAGCCCGCGCGCTCTCAGGAGCGCCCGCAGCTCGGCCCACACGCCTGCCGGAATCTCGTTCGATCCTGCATCCCAGCGGCGCACCGTCCGGTCGGACACCTTCAGGTCGCGGGCAAGGTCGGATTGCCAGCGCGGGCCGTACAGCGCCGCGCCAGCCTCGCGGAGAATGGCGATCATGGGCGGAAACCCGGCATGAAGGCGATGCCGCTCGCGACGACTTCCGCGATGGCATCCTTGCGGCGCCGCCACGGATTGCCCCATGCGCGGTCGGCCAGCAGCGTGCCTCCTGCGCTGCAGCGGATCACGCGCGCCTTCCAGCCCAACCCGTCATCGTTGGTTACGACGGCAAAGTCATCGCCGGGATGCTGGGCAAGATGGGCGCGGCTTTCGCCCTCGCCGTGCTGGCGGTCGCGGAAGACGTGGAGCAGGGCCGGTGGGCCGTAAATCGTGGTCATGTCGGTCGGGCCTCCTGCCCAGATCAGGCGGGCCTGATTGCCCTGCCGTGTCCGGAAACTAGGACACAACCCGACCGAACGCAAGCGCCGAATCCCGGGAGATCAGCATGAACGACGCCGCCGCCTCCTACTTCGTGGCGATCCGGGCTCGGCGGCTCATCGGGCTGCTCAGGGCCGAATGGTGGCCGCAGGAGGCCGACGAGTTCGACCTCGTACTGGCCTGCGCGCTGATGAGGGGGAAGAGATGAAAGCCGATACCTGGATGGCGTTCTACGTCGGCGACTACGTGACCGACACAATGCACCTCACAACAAGGCAGCACGGCGCGTATCTGCTTCTCATCATTGCTGCGTGGAAAGGCGGCGGGTGGATCGCGGGATCTGACGCTGCGCTGATGGCGATAACAAGGCTATCGCACAAGGAATGGCAGCAGGATGCGCCTGCCTTGCTGCCGTTCTTTGTGAAGGATGGCGACCGGCTGCGGCACAACCGCGTTGCTCTCGAATGGAACGAAGCGCAGCGCCGCACCGACACAAAGAAGAGAGCCGGGAAGGGCGGCGGTGAGGCTCGCTGGGGCTCAAACGAAGGCTCTCCCACTGCCTCAATGACAAGGTCGGAAAGACTGGCCAACGCAAGGGCGATGGGGGCTCACACTAAGGAAGAATGGAACGCGCTAGTTCAGGTCATGAATTGCGCTTGCGTGCGTTGCAGGATGCCCGCGACTGAACTGTCAGGTGGCGTCCTCTGCAAGGATCACATCAAGCCGATTTACCAAGGCGGCGACGACAGCATCCAGAACATTCAACCGATGTGTCGCAACTGCAACTCTTCAAAGGGCCCGGAAGCGCGCGACTATCGATTTGATGTCTACCAAGACTGGGCAAAACGCCTAGCAGAACGCCTAGCAGAACGCGCGGCAGACGCGCAGCAGACGCCTGCACACTTACAAATACAATTACCTGTAACTACTACCGATCAAGTGGAGAGAGGCGCTTTCGCGCCCTGCGCCAAGGAAGGAGCGAACGATGGACGACGTGGCACACGGCTTTCAGCGGACTGGCAGCCGTCCTCCGACGAGCGAGGGTTTGCGGCCGATCTCGGGATTGACCCCGACGCTACAGCCGACGCCTTCCGCGACTACTGGGTCGCAGTCCCAGGCGCCAAGGGGCGAAAGCTCGACTGGCCTGCAACGTGGCGAGGATGGTGCCGCCGTGAGACCGCTCGGCCGGTGGGTAAAGGAGCAACTGGGCGGCTTCAACCTACCCGAGGCAACGATGCGTTCTATCAGCAGCTCGCTGACATCGCACGTCGCGCCGACGACTAGCAGCGTTTGGGGTGGTGATGGGCAATTCACTGGCACGAAGTTGGGTCCGTTCGGGCTGCGCAAGGGGTGGAACCGCGCCGATCTGCTGCAGGATCTGGCGCTGCTGCGAGGCATGTGCCGGGGCGGCAAGCGAGCCGAAATCGCGCACGAGGTGGCGAAGCTGATGGTCCGCACGAAGTCACGCGCTCACGGCGACGGCGAGGCCCGGTTGATGGCTGAAACGCTGGTGCAGGACCTGAGCGCGTACCCCATCGATGTCGTCCGGTTTGCCTGCGAATACTGGGTAGACGGCGGCGCTGATGCGAAGTTCACGCCCTCGTGGCCGGAACTCAAGGAGATTTGCGAAAAGCGCATGGATGGCCGTCGCAGGCTTGTCCGCTGCCTGGAGCATCACCTTGCGGAGCCGTCGCAATGAACGGCCGCCCATGGTCCCTCGCCGACACCGCCACGCTCACGCGCATGGCCGGCTCCGGGGCTTCCGATCGCGAGATCGCGGGCCACATGGGGAGGGGCGTCAAGCTGATCGGCCGGAAGCGGCGCGACCTCGGCATCGAGCGCGGCGTCAGTCCGGCGCTCGCGGCAATGCTGGCCCGGATGAGCGGGCGCAAGCGCAGACTGGTGAGGGTGTGATGGGCAATCCTGAGAGCAGGAGCGTTGCAGGACGCAAGCCGGGCACGTTCCAGAAGGGCCAGAGCGGCAACCCAGGCGGCCGGCCAAAGGACGTTGGGCCGATCAAGGAGCTGGCGAAGATGCACACCGAGGCGGCCATCAACGCCCTCGTGGGAGCGCTCACGGACGAGAACGGACGGACGCGCGTTGCCGCAGCGGAGGCGATCCTCGACCGCGGCTACGGCAAGCCCACCCAGCACCACGAGCTGGACGCGGGCGACGAGCTGGTCCGGCGCATGTCAGAAGCCGCCAAGAGGCTGAAGGATGGCGGCGGCTGAGCGGCGCGACCCTGAAGGCGACCTGATCGAGGTCATCGCCGGCTTCCGCCACGACCCGCTCGGCTTCGTGCGCTACGCCTTCCCATGGGGCGAGCCGGGCACCGAACTGGCGAGCGAGACGGGGCCGCGGCCATGGCAGATCGAGACGCTGAACATCATCGCCGAGGCCCTGACGGCCGACGACATCGAGGGCGCGCTGCGCATCGCCACGGCATCCGGCCACGGCATCGGCAAGTCCGCGCTGGTGTCCTGGGTGATCCTGTGGGGCCTGGCGACGGCGCCGCTGACGAAGGTCGTGATCACGGCGAACACCGGCGACCAGCTCCGCACGAAGACATGGCCCGAGGTGTCGAAGTGGTTCAACCTGCTGATCTGCCGGCACTGGTTCAAGTTCGAGGCGACGTCGATTGCGCGGCGCAACAGCAGCGGATCGAAGGAGTGGCGCTGCGATGCGGCGACCTGGTCCGAAAACAACACGGCGGCATTCGCGGGCCTGCACAACAAGGGCCGGCGGATCGTCCTGCTGTTCGATGAGGCATCGCAGATCGCCGATAACGTGTGGGAAGTCGCCGAGGGCGCGCTGACCGACGAGGACACCGAGATCCTGTGGCTGGTGTTTGGGAACCCGACCGAGAACACGGGGCGCTTCCGCGAGTGCTTTGCCGGCGGCCGGTTCGCTCACCGCTGGCGGCCCCGGCAGATCGACAGCCGCGACGTGCCAGGCACGAACAAGCGCGAGATCGAGAAATGGATCGCGGACTGGGGCGAAGACAGCGACTTCGTGCGCGTCCGCGTCAAAGGCCAGTTCCCCCGAGGAGGCAGCATGCAGTTCATCGACGGCGAGACGGTTGACGAGGCCATGACGCGGGAGGCCGTCAGTCACCTCCGGCAGCCCCTGGTGATGGGCGTCGACGTGGCGCGGTTCGGCGAGGATCAGTCGGTGATGACGTTCCGGCGCGGCCTCGACGCTCGCACGATCCCCACCGTGAAGACCCGCGGCCTCGACCTCGTGACGCTCTCCGGCAAGGTGGCCGAGCAGGCCATGCAGCACGGCGCGCGGGCCATCTACGTCGATGAGGGCGGCATGGGCGCGGGCGTCGTCGACATGCTGCGCATGATGCTGCCGGGCCGGCTGGTGGCGGGCGTCAACTTCGGCGGCAAGGCCGATCGCTACATGATGGGCGGCGACCTGCCTCTGGTCGCGGACAAGGCGGCCGAGATGTGGGCGGCGATGCGCCTGTGGCTGAAGACCGGTGCGATCGAGAACGACCCCGAGCTGAAGGCCGAACTGACCGGGCGGCAGTATGGCTTCAACCTGCACAACGCCATACGGCTGGAGCGCAAGGAGGACATGAAAAAGCGCGGACTGTCCTCGCCGGACGTGGCCGACGGTCTGGCGCTCACCTTCGCCTATCCGGTCGCCGACGTGCCCGCCGACCAGCCGGCACCCGCGTTCAACCCGTTCGGCGGCAACTCGGTGCAGTCCGACTACGATCCCCACGCCGATCTGTAGGCCAACTCGTGCAATAATTGCACAAGTTGGAAATCCCCTTGCATTTCAAAGGCCCCCTCAGGAACTTGAGGCGCTAGTCACTCTCAGGAGGCTAGCATCGGGATCTTCGGCGGCGGCGGCGGCGGTGCCGCACTTCCAGCTCCCGCGCCGCTCCCCCCGGCGCCCGAGCCCATTCCGCAGATGGCGGACGAGTCGGTCAAGCGCGCGCGCGATGAGCAGAAGAAGCGCGCGGCTGCGATGTCCGGCTATGCGAGCACGATCACGACCGGAGGCATGGGCCTCACCACGCCGGCCAACACCACCGCCGGCGCAAAAACGATGCTCGGGCAGTAGCCGTGGCCCGTGACGCCTCCCTCCGCAAGCACCTCGACGACCGCATCAACGTGCTGAAGCGGCAGCGTTCGTCGTGGGAGCCGGGCTGGCGTGACCTGTCGCGCTACGTGAACCCGCGCCGCGGCCGGTTCTTCTCCTCGCCCAACTCGACCCAGGGCGGCACCCAGAAGAACGGCGCCATCCTCGACCCGACGGCTCTCTTTGCGCTCCGCACCCTCGTCGCCGGCCTGATGTCGGGCGTCACTTCGCCGGCCCGCCCGTGGTTCCGGCTCACCGTGCCGGACAAGCAGGTCGCCCAGCTCGCCCCGGTCAAGGTGTGGTTCGATGACTGCGCCGAGCGCATGCGCATGGTGTTCAGCGCCGGCAATCTCTACTCGGCGCTCCCCCTGATCTACGAGGAGTTGGGCCAGTTCGGCACCGGCTGCGCGCTGCTGGAATTCGACCGCGAGGACGTGATCCGGCTCTACACGCTCACGACGGGCGAATACTACCTCGGGCTGGACTGGCGCGGCCGGGTCGACACGCTGGCCCGCCGGTTCATGTACACCTATCGGCAGGTCGACCAGCGCTGGCCGGACCACGGCATCGCGGAGATCTCGGACAAGGCGAAGGGCGCCGAGGCCGACAACGAGATCGCGATCATGCACATGATCGAGCCGAACCCGAAGGTCGAGAAGGGGCGCCTCGATTACGCCGGCAAGGCGTTCCGTTCGGTCTACTGGCGCGAGGGCTCCGGCCAGGCCGAGGGCGAGATCATCCACCGCTCGGGCTACAGCCGCTTCCCGGTCCTGGTGCCGCGCTGGAAG